GAGTTTCCGAAGCAAATAAAACAGCACTTGATACCGCAAAAGCAGCTTGGGAGAAAGAAGCTCTCGAAAAAACACCGAATCCGGGCGGCGGTAAATCTGGTGGAGAACCAGAAAAGAAGAGTGAAGCATCCGAATACGCCAAGGCGTACTCAGCAAAAATGTGCCCAGAAAATAAACCGGCAGATGATAATGCCCCAGTAAATATTTAAGTAAAGGAGATTTAGATTATGGCTTTTATGAAAACAGAGCAGTACGAATCCACACCTAATATCCTCGAATCTGAGGTAGGACTGGTACTTAAAACCTATACAGCAGAACAGACAAATGCTGAAACCGTTGGAACTAAGAAGATTATCAAAGCAGGTTCTGTATATCCGACAAACGCAACTGGTGCTAAAGGCATCGTGTTTGAAGATGTTGATATGACAGACGATGCTAAGAGACCGATTTCCGTTATTGTTGCAGGACGTGTTCTTGAAAAAAGACTTCCGGTAACAGTAGAAACCACTGCAAAAACAGAGCTTGAAAAAGCAGGTATCGTTTTTGTGACTACTACAGACCCAGAATTTTAAGGAGGTACAGCAGATGCCATTTAATATTTTAGAATCAATCACACCGGAAGAAAGACTTAACTTTTCTCAGGATTTCAGCGTAAAAAGGCCGGGCATTCTTGACACCATCTTCCCGGATGTCAAAACACAGTTCCTGAAAGCTGAATACTACAGACTTATGGCTGGACAGAGACTTCCAGAGGTAGCATTCGTTCACGCTCTTGATACCGAAGCGGAAATTGGTTCCAGACCGGGATTCGAAAAAGTTCTGACTGAAAAGCTCTTCATCAAGAGAAAAATCAATCAATCTGAGAGATTACAGCAGGCAATTGAAAATGGTGTGCCGGATGATGAGAATTTAAAGAAATTTGTATTTGATGACGCAGCCAACCTGTTTGAAGGTGTTGTTGCTAGAGCAAATGTCATGAAAGGCCAATTTCTTAGCACAGGTGTTGTAAAAATTAAAGAAAACAATGTGGATATGAGCATTGATTATGGTGTTCCGTCCGATGCAAAAGTAGAAATGACAGACTGGTCTAAACCAGATGCAGATATCATGGGTGATATCCAGAAGATGGTCGCTATTGCAGAAGATAATGGATTTGTGGTAAACAAAGCCCTGACCTCTCTCAAAATGATTAACTACATGAGAAACAACACTGCAATGCAGACAGCAGTCCTGGGAGCAGCTAACAAACGTCTTCTGACCAAACAGGAACTCGCTAATCTGCTTATGCAGGAATACGGAATCACAATTGATCGCTGCGACGAGAAATTCAAATTCAGAAAAGCGGATGGTTCTCTCAAAACAGGAAGATACTTCAAAGAAGATGTATTCACACTGTATGAAGCAGAGCCAAACGGTTCATTTGGTACTGGACTCTGGGGCGTAACACGAGAGGAACTTGAATACAGACAGTTTATACAAGAAGAGAACCGTTCTTTCGTAACACTGTCTATGTGGGCCACTCCAGACCCTGTGGCAGTATGGACAAAAGCATCCGGTATGTTTGTTCCAGTAGCAGCAAAAGCTAATGGCGGTATCGTAATCGGTACCAAAGCGGGGGAATAAACGGGCATAGTCTCGACAAGAACAGCCAGTCACCATCTGTAGCAAGTAAACGCAAGTATACAGAAAGCGAGCTGTCAAGCATGACAGCGGTTCAGCTGAAACAGCTTGCAAGTGACAATGGCTATGCCCTGATATCTACAAACAAGGCTGGTATTATCTCAGAAATTTTATCTCAGCAAGGGTAGGTGATCTTAAATGGACGAACGGCTTGTAAATGATCTGAAAGAGTATCTATCCGATGATGCGGAAACTGACGGTATGATTTCTTTGTCTGTGAAGCGTGCAATTCGTTCGTTCAAAAAGAAACGCAACTATCCGTCTGGATATACAGATGAAAAAATCAATACCGATATGGAATACTGTTATGATTGCATATTTGATCTGGCTCTCTATTTCCTTGTGAAACAGGGGGCCGAGTTCCAAGAATCGCACTCTGAAAATTCAGTAAGTCGAAAATGGGAATCCGAAACGGAAATATATATCAATCATGGCGTTTTTCCGTTTGCAGGAAGTTTAATTTAATAAGATGGTTGGGTCACGTGGCACAGTATTTTTGTCCTCCCGGAGTGCCGCTGGGTTGCTTATATTCAGTAGGGAAAAGCAAATGTTAAGGGAGTGAAGAAAGGAACTGGCGATGGGATGTGAACATGAATGTTTTAATGAACACCGCATAGAAGAATTAGAGAATAGTCTTCGACAGATGCAAGAGAGACAATCCGACCGCCATAAAGAGTTTTATGAGCGTATCGGGGAACTGGAAAGAAAAACGGCATTAAGTGAAAACGACTTGAATCATATCAAGTCAACTGTAGATGAGATGAACAACAATATAAAGACTCTCATGGCAGTTCCAGGAAAGCGCTATGATACAATTATTGTATGTGTTATTACGGCAATTGTCGGCGCGGTTATCGGATTTATGTTAAACGGCATTCTTCCAGTTTGATTCCACTTGTAAGGGAGGACGGTGGAAATATGAATTATACAGACTTTTCAGAAGATGAAAGAAAATTTTACTTAAAAGAAGCAGGATTCGATTCCAGAGAAGAAAAACTGTTTCGTTTACGGGTTTATGGCGAGAAAACACTATGGGAAGCAGCTGAACTTATGGGGTATAGTCCAAGAACCATAGACCGAATTAATAAAAGAATAAAGAAGAAAATTTCTAAAGTTGCCCCGATGTACTGTCGGGGCTTTTCTTTGTATTGTGGCGAAAACGTGGCGAAATAGTGACGTTCAAAAACAGAGTTCCTTCCTATATAATATAATCATAGGAGAAAACACAATGATTATGTTAAGAAACCCTTACGAGGGTATATGGGAAAAGCATCGTTCTATAGATGATATGGATATGATTCTTGAATCCCGGACAGGAGGAACAGATTATGGCAGGTTATCCGTATTATCCGCAACAACCAATAATAAACAATCCATACGGACAGATACAGCCGTATCAGGACAGGCTGGCGCAATTGCAGAATAATTACCAACAGGCAATGCCTTATGGTCAAATACAGATGCAACAGTTACAGCCGGTTCCACAATCACCTATGCTTCAAGGACAGATGGTGGATGGGATTGATACTGTAAAGGCTAAAGATGTGGATATGTCCGGCAATCCTGTTTACTATCCAAAAACAGACGGAACTGAAATTTACAGAAAACAGCTTCAATCCGATGGAAGGAGCAGAATTTTTGTTTACCGACTCGTAAATCCAGATGAACAGCAATCTAAGCAAGATGAAAAGCAGATTGATATTGAAGCAATGTTTAATCAGCTTCGGAATGATGTTTGTTCGGAGATTTCTGAAATAAAGAATATGTTTCCGACGCAGACGTCGGGGACATCGGAACCTAAGCAGAATGGAGGTAGGCAGAGATGACATTCAATCCAAACGCCATGATGAAAAAGCAATTTGAGAAAATGATCTCTCAGAGGTTCGGAAGTGTTGACAACATGATGAACGATATGAGCAAATTTGCAGGTAACAATCCAACATTGAAAAATGCTTTGGATTTATATAAAAAAGGTGATACAGACCAGTTGCATCAAATACAGCAAAATGTATTTAATGAAAAGCACTTATCTCCAGATGGAATTATACAAAAATTCCTTGGATTATAACACTTCCCCACAATTGGGTGATTAAAAATCGCTACAATTCGGGACGACAGCCGCGGATGTCTCCTATTGTAAATAAAATTTAAGGAGACTAAAAACATGATGAATGGTTCAAATTATAGTCTTAGCGACATTGCTGCCGCTACAGGCTCTAATAATCGCGCCAATGATATGTGGGGCGGTGATGGCTTTTCACTTATCTGGCTCGTCCTGATCTTCGCAATCTTCGGCTGGGGAGGTTTTGGCGGCTGGGGCGGCGGCTTTGGCGGTAACGGTGGAAACGGTGCGAACGGTGCCGGTTTCCAAGGATGGGCTACCCGTTCAGATATTAATGAGGAATTCGCCCTTAATGATATTCAGAATGGTATCAGAGGTATTCAGCAGGGTATCTGCGACAGCACGTATTCTCTTAACAATACCATGCAGAGTGGCTTTAATGGTATGAATGTCGGAATGCTTCAAGGCTTCAACGGCGTTCAGCAGGCAATCAATGCTGATACTGTAGCCGGTATGCAGAATACCAACGCATTACAGTCTCAGTTAGCAAACTGTTGCTGTGAAAC